AACGGGTATTGGTGCGTGGTGTGCATGCGGTTTTTACCCAGCATTGATGGTGTAGTAATTCACGATGATGTAATACACCCTGACGATATGACCTTTAATGAGGATACAAATGGACAATGAACCAGTAGCGTGGATGGAAACTTATAAGGGCGAGCCTAATAATTTAGATTGGGATAAAAGCAATTAAAATTATGGTGATGAATTTCACGATGTTGTGCCACTCTACACCCATCCAGCAAAGACTTATGAGGATGCCATTGAGGAGTGCGCTCAAAGAGCAGAAGCTTTGGAATTGTCAGGCAATAGAAGAGGGCGTGCAACCTCAAACTGGCAAAAAGAAAATCCAGATAAGCAAAAGATAAATGCATCCAATGGAGGTAAACTCAGAGGAAAAATAACAGGATCAAAGTATTGGTGGAATGATGGCACGAATAACACTAGAAGTGTTGATTGCCCAGGTGAGAATTGGGTTCGTGGTATGTTGATGAGTGAAAAGAAATTGAAACAAGTAATGACAATTGCAGGACATAATAAAGGAAATAAGAAAAATGAGTCTATTGGATAAGATGTTAAAAGCTGGCGGCAAAGATATTGGGGCAGATGTGATGTCAAAATCTGCATTTTTTAATGATGTTGTATTTGTAAAGTCAGATTTGCCAATTTTAAACGTGGCATATTCTGGAAAATTAGATGGCGGAATGACTCCAGGCTTAACAATTATTTGTGGGGAAAGTAAGACGTTCAAATCTGCACTTTCACTATATTGCTTAAAATCATATCTGGATACATATGAAGATGCTATTGGTATTTTATATGACTCTGAATTTGGTATAACCACAGATTATATTAAAAGTTTTGGTATTGACCCATCTAGAATCATTCATATTCCAGTTGAGCACATTGAACAATTAAAATTTGATATGATTAAAAAATTAGAGGCGATAAACAAGGGAGATCGTGTATTTTTCTTGGTGGATTCTATTGGTCAGATTAGTTCAAAGAAAGAAACTGAAGATGCCCATGATGAAAAGTCTGTTGCCGATATGACTAGGGCAAAGGCTTTACGCTCGCTTTTAAGATTAGTAACATTGCAATTTACAAAGAAGAGTATTCCGTGTATTATGATAAATCATGTATACCAAAGTATCGGTGGATTATATCCAACAACAGTAATTCCAGGAGGTACTTCAGTAACATATTCAAGCAATTCTATCTTTGTAATTACAAAGGCTCAAGAGAAATCAAGTGATGGGGAGCTTAATGGCTGGAATTTTACTATTAATATCCATAAGTCTAGATATGTTAAAGAAAAATCAAAAATGACTTTTCAGGTATTATATGATTCTGGGATAAACAAATATTCAGGATTGCTTGATTTGGGGATTGAATCCGGCGTAGTAGTTAAGCCTTCTAACGGATGGTATTCTAGAGTAGATGAAGATGGTGTCATTGAAGATAAGAAATATCGATTAAAGGATACTCTAACTAAGGAATTTTGGGGCAAATTGCTAGAAAGGCAAGAATTTAAGCAATTTGTTGAAAACAAATATATGCTTGCAAATTCGCCTATAATTACCGACGAACAAATCGAAGAGGAATTTGAATGAGCTCGGTCTTAAAGCCAAGCTATGAAATGATTGATTCCGGTGATTTAGACAACCACTGGAACATCAAAATCTTAGATGGTAAATATAAAGACACTACTTTCAAATTCTTAGAGGTTAAATTTAAAGAAAGTGAAGATGAACTCATAGTAAAATTTAATTATGAGTTGATTGAAACCCCAGAAAGTCTTATAATTAAAGACTTAGCAGAATTTGAAGATATTTTAGGTGCAGTATTGCACGATGTATTAATTGGACTTTCAGAAAGAACAGATGGAAAGAATCGAAACGACGATACTCAGGAACTTGATTCATAATGAAGCATATTCCAGAAAAGTAAGTCCTTTCTTAAAGCCAGAGTATTTTAGTGATAGGGTTGAGTCTATTATTTTTACAGAGATTCTTAATTTCATCAACAAATACTCCATAAATCCTAGCTATGCTGCTATGAAGGTCATTTTGACTGAAAAAAACGGCATTATGGAAAGTGACTTTGATGATATCGAGTCTAATCTAGAAGCTATTAAGGAAGACACCAAGGTAGAGTTAGAATGGCTCATTGATACGACAGAACAATTCTGCAAACGCCAAGCACTATATAATGCTATCTCAAATTCTGTAGTTATTATGGAAGGAAAAGATAAGAAGCATAAGGTTGATGCAATTCCTTCTTTATTAACAGATGCATTGGCGGTTAGCTTCGATACTAATATTGGACATGATTATTTAGAAGATGCAGAAGATCGATGGAGCTATTTTAATGATGCTGATAATAGTCCTAGAATTGAATTCGACATTGATATTCTTAATGAAGTTACTAGGGGTGGACTAAAGCCAGGCACAATCGCAGTGCTACTTGGTGGAACTGGCAGCGGGAAAACCTTGAATTTATGCCACTATGCAGCTTCTAATTTATCTTCTGGATATAATGTTCTTTATATTACGTTAGAGATGGCAGAACAGGAAATTGCACAACGTATAGATGCCAATCGAATGAATTTGAACATGGCAGACTTAGATAAGATTGACAAAGACATTTATTCAACTAGGATAGATAAGATCAAGGAAAAGACTCAAGGCAAATTGATCATTAAAGGGTATCCAACGTCTTCTGCTAATGCAAACCATTTTAGGTCTTTAATTAATGATTTAAGAATTAAACGCAAATTTGTACCGGATATTATCTATATTGATTACTTGAATATTTGTTCGTCTACTAGATATACTGGGGCTTCAGGGGCAAACTCTTATACCATTGTTAAATCTATTGCAGAAGAATTAAGAGGATTGGGGCAAGAATTTAATGCGCCCGTAGTCTCTGCTACTCAAACTGTTAGGGCTGCTCAAGGTGCTTCAGACCTTTCAATGGAAGATGTATCAGAATCTCATGGTCTCGCTGCAACAGTTGATCTCCTTTGGGGTCTTGTATGCACTGAAGACATGGAAGCGGATAAAAGGCTAATGTATGTACAGCTAAAGTCTAGGTATTCAAATATTGCTCACAATCGTAGATTCATGGTTGGAATCGATAAAGATAAGATGAAGCTTTTTAACATGGAATCCAGCAAATATTCTCAGAAAGAACCAGAACCAGAAACCAAGTTCAAACCAGCTAAAGCAGCTAAAGATTTTAGAGGAATTAAGGTCTAATGCACAATCTTATTGTAGAATTTCCTAATGCGTTTCCAGATTATAAGGAATTGACACAAGATTTTGATGCTTCTATTAAGAAACATACTTTAAACCGCTCAGAACACGGTGTATACGACTTTCAAGAAGCAAGGTTAGTAGATATACCAATTTCTAGCCAAACGCCTTGGAGCAACCGTTTTATTGATGTAATTGAACCATTCATTAAAGAGTATCTAAAGGCTACTGGATTGCCTAGTTATGCATTTCCTAAAGATTATGGCTTTGAATCGGCTAGGGTTAAGGAATATCTCAAAAACGAAGGTCAGTTTGATGCTCATGTAGATGTAGGCGATTATGCAACTGCTAGAAGATTCTTAGTGATGATGGTTTATCTTAATAATGTTGAAGATGGCGGTGAGACTTTCTTCCCTAACCATAATATTAAAATTATTCCAGAACCAGGCAAACTGGTTATGTTTCCTGCAGGATTTACTCATCCTCATGCAGGACTAATGCCAATTTCTGGTAGAAAACTAATTTGCGGGTCGTATTTGCACTATCTTTAAAATAATTATTGACTTTTCTTAAAACTTGTTATATAATTATTTCATAGTAACAAATTTAAACGGAGAGGTTAAATATGGATTATCTAGCAAAATATACAACAGAAGAATTGCAAGGATATTATAGTGACTTCCATAAGTCGTTCTATGGTTTTCGACCAAGATTTTCAATTTCTTCTGATACATGGAATAATAGATCTTATTTAGAAAGTCAAATTGATCTTATTCATAAAGCAATGGATAAGCTAAAAGAAACATTTGAAGGGCGTGAAGAATTGAGAGCTAACGGTTGGGTAGTTGAAGAAACTGATGTAGAACTTGCCAAACATGCAAAATGGCTTCAAGATGAACGTGATCGTGAAATGAAAGAGGCTGATGCAAAGTGGGAAGCTCAATGCTAGCAACTAAATATTGCTATGAGATAGCAGATAATCTTAGAGGCGGTTATGATATCAGACTTTTTGCTAAAGACAATAGCAAAGAATTTACATTCTATAGCGCAGGCGGGGTCAAAGAATTCTTAGTAAATCATATGAATAGCTTAACTGATGATTGCTGTAAAGACTTACTTAAAGGAAAGTGATTATTTCCATCTGATAGGTTTAGGTTCTCTTGGAGTCGAAGGGTTTCTTATGTCTGCAAATACATTCCATAATTGATGTTTCCTAACGAATCTAGTAAGAATTCCAGGAGTTCTGCCATAAGCATCTATTTCCCATGGTTGATCCCAATATTCCATATCGTCGGAAACAAAAAAC